AGGAGTTAGTTCTCCTGCTCCCCTTATTACTTATAATGATATAATACTAACAAGGAGGAATTATGGAAAACATTAATGAAAATCCAATTGTAGAAGAAACAACATACGAAGCACCAGTTTTTGAAGCACCAGTTGCAGAAGAGCCTGTTGTAGAAGCCCCAGTGGTTGAGCATGTAGAAGAAACTCCAGTTGAAGAAGAGGCTGCTCAGGCAGTTGTTGAAGCACCTGCATATCAGGCACCTGAAGAAGTTCAGGCTCTTGGAGCAGTAGCAGAAGGAGTTATTGGAGCGACCAAAGCGCCAAAGGCACCTGAAAGAAAGAAGAGTGCAAAGGCTGCAGAAAAGAAAGACACTGTAGCACTTTACTCAACAAAAAATGTAACTTGGTCAGAGGTAGGAAAGGTCTATCGTGGCTATAACATTGTTGAAAAGGATGCTGCTGAAAAGTGGCTTACTCGCTCTCACATCCGTACAGCAACACCAGAAGAAGTTGCTAGGGAATTCGGTAAGTAAATATGGAGATATTGAGAGTTCCGCCATACGATGACATTGTTGTAAATTTCGTTGTACCTTCAGGGTACGAAGACGCAGATATACACGCAAGAGTAACAGATATGGCGGATCTTTCAGTACAGACTTTAGATTTTAATGGTTGGTCTACAGGAGATAACATTAATATTCAACTACCTGGAAGATATGATAACAACTACAGAGTAGAGATTTTTACAATTAGCGAGGGTGAAGAATTAATTCACGAAGAATACTACGAACTAGTCCGACCATATGTAGACCCAAACACTCTAGGAACGACGGCATCTGAGATTGCCGAATATACAACATTAGAATTAGTAGCAAGATCAATGATAGATACATTCTGTCCAGAAGGATTTTACAATAAAAAGGTTACAGTTCTTGGAACTGGAAATGGCTCAGACTACTTTCCATTATGGGAAAAGATTTATAGAGTATTTAAGGTTTACGAAAACAATGTTTTAGTATATGACAGATCAACACCAGATTCAAATATATCAGAATACTCTATAACTCCAGACAGAACTGCAATACAAAAAGTTTATGTTGGAGAGTTGAATAGATACGAAGCAACAGGACCAAACCTTGTTATTGGTCGAGGAGATATTGCAGACTATGGTGCAGTAGGTACAGGGTTTCCAGTAAACTATGACTATACATTTTTGGTAGATTATGGATATCTAACAGTTCCAGCAGACATTGAGTACGCAACAAAATTACTCATAGAAGATCTTAAGTGTGGAAAGTTAGATTATTACAAGAGATATGTAACTGCTTATAACACAGATCAATTTAGAATTCAGTTTGACAAGACTATGCTTAGTGGCACTGGTAATTTTCTAGTAGATAAAATACTTGAGAAATATGTTAAGACCATTGTTAAGCCAGGGATAATTTGATGATATGCGAGCAACCAGACTATATTTTTCCAATGCAGGCAGATGTTTACTATCCAATAGTTGAGCAGGGCCCATACGGAAATGTAAAGAAGTCTTGGATACATGATAGAACAATAGCAGCAAACTTTAACTCTGCTGGATCTGCAACAAAAGAAGAAGTTGTTCCAAATGTAAACATAACACAAAAAAGTATTTTAATTGGTAGATGCAAAACTGACATTAGAGTTTCTAGCCTTGATGGAAATAACGCTATGACTAACATTATTTTGACAAACATTAGAGACAAAAACTGTAATGAAATTTACATAGAGACTTCGGGACCAAGATCAGGAAAGTCTACAATATTCGAAATAGCAACACAAGAACCTTTTGTGGGGCCATTTGGTGGAGTTGAGTATTACAACCTTCTTATTCGTAGGTCTGAAAACCAGGCGGTAGACATTTGATAACTTTAAAGTTCGATTCAAAATCTTTTGATAAAACAATGAAAAACTTAATGAACTACTCTGATGGATTCTTAGAAGGGGCACAGATGGGTAAAAAGGATTTCTTTGATAATCTTGGTCCAGAGATAGTCCAAATCGCATCAAACTTTATAGATACAAATGCTCGTGTATCCCCAGAAACACTGCATCATGTCTATGAATGGTACAAGACTGGATCTCCTGCTGCAAGACTCTTTGACATAAATTATACAGTTAGTAATATAGGTCTTTCTTTTATATCAGTATTTAGACAATCAAGAACAGTACAAGAAGGTGGATCAGTTCCATTTGCTAACAAGGCAAAGATAATGGAAGAAAGTAGGCCAGTCGTAATAGCACCACGAAATGCTGAAGCACTTGCATTTGATATTAACGGTGAAATGGTTTTTACAAAAAAGCCCGTTGTTGTTGCAAACCCTGGAGGACAGACCCAAGATGGCTTTGAAAAAGCATTCGATACATTCTTTGGGCAATACTTTACTCAAGCATTTTTAAAATCAAGTGGACTTTCTCAGTATTTTGAAAATCCAACATCATACAAAAAGAATTTAAAAAGAGGTAGTCGTGCTGGAAGATCAGCAGGAATATCTACTGGATATAGATGGGTAGCAAATGCGGGGGTAATTAGATAATGACAATTTATACAAATGAAGAGCAAATAACTCTAGGAAAAGAACTATTAATAAATACACCAATGCTTTGGATTAATAAATATTTACAAGAAAAACTAGCAGATTTAAAGATTGGTGTTCCATTTTTCCCACCATCACCAAACACAATAGATGACTTAACAGAGACATGGATTTTTGTCAATGGAGAAAATTTACCATATCAAGGTTTGAAATGCACATTTGACAGACTAATAAGAATGAGAAGGACACCATTTCCCCACATAAAATGCGAACAGTTATTATACTATTTTTACGCAACTCAAGAGGGAGTCACTGACAAAATGATAGCAACTACAGAGACGGTACTCAGGTTGATGGATCGAGAGGACGAAACAGCAGAAGAGATAAACTCCTGGATGCAGGGTAAGACAATCGCTGGCCACACCCCAAAATTTAGATTCCATAGATTTAAGGTCTATCAACTTGAGGAAGTCGCAGATATCATTGATTTTGGTACAGCAAGAACCTATGGTGGAAATAAGATTATTATTGATTTTGAGTATCATCAGGATAGCGCTCTAACAAATATCTAAAAAGGCTGTTATACTTGGATTGAGGAAACAAGCCCCTTAATTCCAAAAAAGAAAAAAGAGGTGAAATACATGGCATATACCCGTGGTTCGAACGCTAACATCATCGTTGGCGCAGCGGCTCTCTTCACATATGAAGATGGTACGCTTACAGACGCAGACCTTCCAGCATACGAAGCAGCGACATCATTTAGAGAATCTCTAACTGAAGACGCTTCATTCCGCAATGTTGGTTACACCATGAACGGATTGGAACTACAGTTCCAACCTGATTTTGGTGAGGTTGCAGTCGATCAGGTTCTTGACGTTGCTAAGTTGTTTAAGCAAGGCATGCAGGTTAACTTGAATACTACATTCGCAGAGTCAACTCTCGAAAATCTCTTGTTTGCTATTGCAGGCAAGGACACAGATCTAACAGCATATAATGCTGCTGGAGCAGGTTCATCAGCACTAAATCTTTCAGCAGGTGACATTGGAGAATGTCCAGTTGAGCGTGGTCTAGTTGCAGTTGGTCCTGGAACAGGTGACTGCGAAGCAGGTTCATCTATCGAACGTATCTACGTTGCATACCGTGCACTCTCAATTGAGAATGTTTCAGTATCAGCAAAGCGCGATGAAGCAACAATGTTTGAAGTTTCATTCCGTCTTCTTCCAAATGACTCAGCGTCATACGGTAAGATCGTTGATCGTGTAATCCCAGCAGGCGCATAATATAACTTAATATGCGAGAGGCTCAATCCTTCGGGGTTGGGCCTTTCTGTTTGGTATACTTATATAATGGCTACAGAAGTTTATAAAACAAAAATAATATCATTAGTAGATGATACAAAAATAGAGTTATCTCCGCTAAAAATAAAATATCTTAGAAAGTTTATGATTGAGTTTGAAAATGTTAAATTAGCAGATGGAGATTTAGAGGCTATTTCTGCACTATCTGATTGTGCTATGATATGTATGGAACAGTACAGACCAGAAATTGCAGTTTCTCAAGAAGTGTTTGAAGAGTATATTAACCTAGAAATAATCTATAGCATTCTTGAAGTTGCAGCGGGAGTTAAAATAAATAAAGACTCAGAAGAAGAAGTAAAGAAACAGGCAGTAGATAGCGGATCAACCTGGGATGATTTAGATCTTGCAAAACTAGAATCTGAGGTTTTCCTATTGGGAATTTGGAAAGATTATGATGAACTAGAAAGGTCATTGTCTATGCCAGAATTAGTACTAACGCTATCAAGCGCAAGAGATCTTGATTATCAGGAAAAGAAATTTTTAGCAGCAATGCAGGGTGTAGATTTAGACAAGAACAAAAATGAAAAGAATGCCTGGGAAGAGATGAAGGCAAGAGTCTTCTCAGGTGGAAAAGCAACTGATGCAAATGACATTTTAGCATATCAAGGAGTAAACGCTCAAAAGGCTGGTTTTGGAATCGGCATGGGAATGGATTACGAAAGAATAGGCTAAAAATACGCTTGGCTATGGTATAATTAATTAATTCACATTGGAGGAAGTACATGTCAGAAAAAGTTGAACTATCACTAATCGATGGTACAAAGTTCGAAGCAAAGCCACTAAAAATCTCACTATTGAAGCCTTTTATGAAGGCGTTCACAGGTTTGGCTGATGTCGCAGAAGATAACGAAAAGTCTATGGATGTATTGTTAGACTGTGTTCAGATTGCGTTTAAGCAGTATGTTCCAGAACTATCAGAAGATAGAGAAAAACTGGAGGAAAATCTAGACCTTCCTACAGTGTACCAAATTATTGATGCAGCATCTGGAATTCAACTCTCAGATCCAGCAGCATTGCTAAGCGCACTAAAATAAAAAAGTAAAGAGGGTGCAATGAATTGTCTGATGTAAATGCAAATATAAGTATCAATTTTGATACTGGTCAAGCACTTGCAAGTTTACGTCAGTTACAGGCGGGTCTAAGCCGTTTTAATCAATCACTAACTCAGGGCAATGTCGCTGCCATGAATGCACAAAAGGGTCTCAATGACCAACTTATGCAGGCAATCAATGCTACTGGAAAGTTTGTTGCAACTCAAAAGGATATCGCAACAAGCACATCCTCTTTTACGCAAGCGCTTGAAAAGAATCAACTCTCCATGCGAGAGTACTTTAGGTATACTGCAGCAGCAGCGACTGCAAATACTAAAACCTTTAAAGGTATGTTCGCCCAAGAGCGTGAGATTATTAATCGTGCTCGCAAAGATAGAGTAAAATCTCTTCAGGCTCAATACATTCAATTGTCAGATGCTTCGGGCAATTTTGTTAAAACTTTGCAGGTAGTGCCAAAGCATCTCCAGATGGTAAATGGTCAGTACGCAGACTATGCCACAAGAATGCAAATGGCAGCACAAAGACAGCAATTTTTAAATCAGTTACTTAAGCAAGGTTCTACACAACTCCTAAACTTTGGTAAAAACACTCAGTGGGCTGGCCGTCAGTTGATGGTTGGTTTGACCATCCCACTAACAATCCTAGGATCTACTGCAGCCAAAGCATTTATGGAAATGGAACAGGCAGTTGTTAAATTCACAAGAGTTTATGGAGATATGACAACTGGTGGAGACGCAACAAATAAAGCAATTGCAGATATTCAAAGATTAGGTAAAGAGTTTACCAAGTATGGTATATCAGTAAAAGATACAATGGAAATGGCAGCATCGGCTGCTGCTATGGGTTTAACTGGTGGAGCATTAAATGCCCAGGTAATCTCAGCAACTAAACTAGCAGTGCTTGGACAGGTTGAACAACAACAGGCATTAGAGACTACTATATCTTTAACAAATGCTTTTGGTATTGCAACACAAGATTTAGCAAACAAGATTAACTTTCTTAACGCAGTAGAAAACCAGACAGTTCTCTCTATTGAAGACTTAACAATTGCAATTCCAAAGGCTGGACCAGTTGTAAAGCAACTTGGTGGATCTGTAGAAGATTTAGCATTCTTCATGACTGCAATGAAGGAAGGTGGAATTAACGCATCTGAAGGTGCTAACGCACTTAAGTCTGGTCTTGCTTCTATGATTAATCCTTCAAAAAAGGCTTCCGAATTTCTTGCAGGTCTTGGCGTAAATATCAAGGGAATTGTAGAGGCAAACAAAGGAAACCTAAAGGGAACAATCGTTGGATTTGCACAGGCACTAGACACACTTGATCCACTTAATCGTGCTCGTGCAATCGAACAACTATTTGGAAAGTTTCAGTTTGCTCGTCTATCAACATTATTTCAAAACGTAACAAAAGATGGAAGCCAGGCATCAAGAGCACTTCGTTTAGCAGGAGCATCAGTTGAAGAACTAGCAATCTTGTCTGAAAGAGAACTTGCAAAAGTAGAGGATGCAACTGGCGTAAAGTTTAAGAAGTCAATGGAAGATCTTAAGCAGCAGTTAATTCCAATAGGTAAGGCATTCTTACAAGCAGTCACACCAATTGTAGAGTTTGTCGGCAAGATGTTGGAAAAATTTAATAACTTAAGCGAAGGAACAAAAAAGACTGTAGCAATTATTATTGGTGTTGTTGGAGGTCTTGCTCCAGTTGTATTGATGACATTTGGTTTAGTTATGAACGCTCTTGCAAACGGAATTAAGTTATTTGCAAAACTTCGTGAAGGAGTTGCTAAACTTAATGGATCAAATAATGTTCTAGGTGGAGGGTTTGATTATTTAACACAACAAGAAATTGAAAACCTTGCACAAACAAATGCGCTGCACACATCACACTCTGAATTAATATCAACATTCAATGTTGAAAAGAGTTCAGTAGATGCGCTTGCAGCAGCATATGGAAACGCAGCAAGCCAGGCAAGAACTCTCGCAGCAGCATCACCAGGATTGTTTAACGCAGTTCCTGGAGCAACTGGTGCAGTTTCTGGATTACCTAAAAAGCCATTGGGTTTTGCACAGGGTGGAGTAGTTCCTGGAAGAGGAGATAAAGATACAGTTCCTGCAATGCTTACTCCTGGAGAGGTTGTTCTTACAAAAGATACAGTAAAAAATAATCCAGAATTAGTTGCAGCACTACAAAATGATTCTTTTAAGAAATACAATAATGGAACTGGTGGAGGCAGTGAAGATATTGCTGCTACATTAAGAGAAAGGTTTACATCTTCATCTGCACCAGGATCAGAAGCCTTCAAGGGAAGAATGAAAACATTAGTGGATGGGGCCATGTCCCAAACACAAAGAGGTGTAGAAAGAGTAATTAGATTTGCAGCAGAATCAGGAGTAACAATAACTGCTGAGCAAACAGATCAAATAGAGTTCTACAGAAAAGAAATGCTTAAGTCAATTGAGCAGGCTGGAGAAGCACTTGTTGATGCAATTGATTTAACAAAGGATCAGATCAAAGAGAGACTTAAAACAATGTCTCCAATTGCAGGAACACAGGCTGCACCAAACAGGAACACATTCGATTTAATTGATAAGCATGGTAGCCAAAACTTGGCTGAAACATTTGGTCACTTAACAGCAGGAAAGAGAATGTCTGGCGCTCAAACTAAAGAAAGACTAGAGCCAGGATCAAAGGTTGCTACTGAAGTTGATGCAGTAGAGAGAGCAGCAACCTATTTAAATAATCTTCCAGAGTCTGATCCAAGAAGACCAAAAAAACCAATAATTCCTGAATATAATGTTGTAAGCGGTCTTGGCATTGATGGAATGACTCAAGAGACAAATACACTGCTAAGACTTGGAACTAAAAATACACAAGAGTTTTTAAATGAATTAAATAATGTTGGGCCACTGCAAGCGTGGGATACATTAATGCAACAGAACGGCCTAACTGTAGAAGAAAATGGTCGAGAAATAGAAATCCTACACGCAAAATTTAAGGCTTTTGTTGCAGACCTTGCAAAAAAGAAAAAAGAAATTTCTGATGCAGATGTTACAGGATTCCTAACAGGACTAGAGAGTGATCCAGAGATTAGTCCAAGAATGAAAAATGCAGTAAAGAGATCTGGAAACAAAATAACCGCAGCACGACTCAGTGGTGTTTCTTCTGTAGATGCAAAAAACATAGAAGAGGTTGTTCGAAGCGGAGAAGTAACAGTTCCTGGCTTACAAGACCGCACAAAGTTTAAGGTTGCTAAATCTGGTAGTGCACAGGGTGGAGAGTCTGCATCTAACAGAGTTAACGGAATTGGATTCTATGATCAACAAGTAGAAGAAGCATTAGCAGCAGAAGCAGAAACTCTTAGCCCTCCAAAAGTAAAGGCTACAGAAGAAGACAAAGCACAAGCAGAAGCCGAAGGAGAGTCAATCGGTAAAGCAGCACTTAAGGGTGTAAGAAAAGGTGCAACTACAGAGTCTCCTTCTAGAGAAGGTAAAGAAGTTGGTAAAGATATTGCAGACGGAATTATTATTGGAATGCAAGAATACTCCGCAGCAGTTTCTTCTCAGGCTGAAAAACTAGGGTCTGCTGCCGTACCAAAAAGACAAAGAACAGCAGCAGAAACACAAGCAAGAGTCGATAAAATGGACATCGATAACAAGGCTTTCTATGATGATATCGACACTCCAGAATTTCGTGATGAAAGACAAGTTCTTAAGTCTTTAGATAGACAAAGAAGAAAGCGTGGTGCTGTTCGTCAAGTTGGCGCAGCGATGCCAGCCACCAGCGATCCTTCTCAAACCGCACAACTAACTGTTGCTACATCAAAACAAACTGCAGATGCATCAGCACAACTTGCAGTCCAAACAAAGGAAGCAGCAACTGCTCAAGCGCAGATAGTCCAACAAATCAAGGATGAAAGCAGATCAAGAGTTACGATTAAGGGTAACACCGTAAATATTGGCAGGGCTCGTGAAGAAGCAGCAGCAGCAGAAAAAGCATCAGCAGATGCAAGAAAGAAAGCAGCAGCACTTGAAGCAGAGCAAGCAAAGCAAAAGAAATCAAATTCACCAACAACCATTACTGATGAACAGGTTCTTGAGGCTAAGGAAAAGGCTAATGCTTTAGAATTAGAAGCAGCAAAGAAAAGACAAACCGCTGCTATGGCAGAAATTGAGAGAGCAGACCTTGTTGTTTCTGAAGAAGATGTTAAAGATATTGGCAAGGTTCAAAAGATTCAGGATGAAAAAGAAGAGGTTCTTTCTAACGGAACCCAAGAAGCAGGAGATGGTCTAAGACGAATTGTCGAGGGTACAGATGACACAGCAGAATCAACTCTATTAGTTGCAGATCAAACAGATGAACTTGCAAATATAACTGAAGAAGCAGTTACTGCTCAGATGGCAAATACAACCAACCTTCTAACTGGTAGTGAATTAACAAATGCGACAACTCAAAATCTTGGAGAAGTTCTTCAAGCAACAGACATGACTGGTTTGGCACAAGGGGATCTTGCAGAATCTTCAGAAAATATTGCTAGACTTAGTGAAGACATTGAAGAAAAAAAGAAAAAAGAAAATGAATTAGCCAAAAAAAGACTTGCTCGTCTTATGGCTGAAGAATCTGGGGATGGAGTTATTCCTGACGGTACGCAATCAGCAAGCAAGTATATTAATCCAGAAGAGGCAATGGGCGCAGAAGAAGCATATGACTATGCAATGGGAAGAGATCCAAATCCAAACGATCCAACAGATAAGGGACAGACTGGTTTTACAAAAGATAAAAAAGGTAGAATTCTTATTGATCCAGAAACAGGAAATCCAACACATCTTACAAAAAAGGAACTTACGCAAAAAAGGCGTGGAATGCGTAGAGAAAAGGTTGGAAAGTTTTCTGGAAAAGCATCAGGAGCATTAGGAACAGCAACAATGGTTGCAGGTATGGCTGGTGCGCCACCACAGGTAACAGCAGCACTTGGCGCAGCAGCAACAGTAGCCCAGTTCGCTCCAGCACTTGCAGGTATGGGGCCAATCGGTTGGGCAGTAGCAGGTATCGCAGCAGTTGGAGCATCTGCATATTTAGTAAATAAGCATTTTGAAGGAATGGCAAAAGCACAGGCGGAGTATGTAAGAAACACAACTGCAAGTTCTGATAAACTCAAGGCTATTGGAGAGTTAAATGGTGTTGTTGGTGCTAACGAAAAAATGAATAAGCGTAGAGAAAATGGACAACTTCAGGGATATAACGAAGCAGAAAGAAGAGGAACTGACTACGGAGTTAAGTATTTAGAGAATAAAACTGGAAAGTTAATGCTGGACTCTCTTAAGACTAGCATCAACAAGTCTGGAGCAAAAGAAGCAGCACAAGAGGTTGCACTACAACTTGCTGCACAGGTATCTGATGGAGTCCTTACTGCTGAGCAAGCAAAGAGTGTTGCGTATCAAATTGGCCTTAACTTAAAAGACTCAACAATGACAATGAATATTAATGGAAGCCTAAGAGCGCTAATTGGTCCAAACGGAGAAGATCTTGTTAATGATCCGTTTACAGCAAGAATGAGACTTGTTGCGGTTTCAGAAAATAGAACCAAGGCTGCCAAAGCAAATATTAAAAAAGCCCAAAAACAAAATATTGGTTGGTCTTGGATGGGACTTAAAAAATCTGGTGCAGCAGAAGCAGCACAAGTTGCAGCATTGTCTAGAGCACAAGTTGAAATGGCTCTACTTCAAGCAGACTCTATGGCTGAATATGTTGAAAAACAAAAAGCAACTCTTGAAGCACAAAGAGCAATAACAACAGACAAAGCAAAGCAGTTGGAAATTGATCAAAAACTTGCCAACCTTGATTCTATGGCTGCAAGAGCAAATGCAAGAGTTGCTGTATCTGTAGATAATGCTGTTAATCAAACAGATGGAATTATTACTGGACAAAGTGGAATAACAAATTCAAGCCCGCTATTAGGTTTATTATCAGGAAAAAATCCTCTTGATTCAATTACAGGTGGTTATGGAGCAACTGGTTCAGGTGCTTTGATGGCTATGAGTGCATTTTCTCCAATTGGAAGCATTATGGGGGCATTGTTTGATAGGCAGGGAAGAACAGAAGATGCCTACTTTGATGCAAACAAAGACGATGTAAAAGCAAAGTATAAAGGAACAGCACAAGAAGCATCAGCACAAAGAGTTTTAGACTTAGGTGCAAAAGCAGATGAAGACACATCCTTTAAAGGTGACAAAATTGCTGGAAGAAAGTTTGAGGCAAAACTTCAAATTCTTATGTCTTCTGGAGTAATGGACCCAGATTCACTAGAAAACCTTCTTAGAGTATTTGGAGGAGATTATAAAAAATTAAATACCATGCTAACAGTTGGTATTAAAATGCATGGTGGTTCAAAGATGGCAGAACTTACAGGACTGCTAGGGAGCACAAATGACGCCACTGCTAAGAAAATAATTGTTCGAATGGTAAGAAAAGATCCAAAAGAATTTGACAAAATAGCAAGAATGCTTGCACTCATTAAGTCATCAGATGGTCTTGAAGTTAACATGGACATAATGCTTACAAATATGACCCAGGCCGAACTGGACAAACTTGCAGATAAGTTAGACATAATTGAGAATATGAAAACCCCAATTGAGCAAGAAGTAATTATTAAATACGGTAAAGAAAATGGCGTTGATATGCAGGGGCTTATTGATGACTGGGATTATTATAGCAAATTAAAACCAGAAGTAAGAAAAGAAGCAATCCAGAACTATGTAATGATGAAAGAATTCCTTATGAGTTTTGACAGCCCAGAAGCAAAAAGACAATGGGCAATTGAAACTGCAAGAGCAGAAGCAGAGATGGTCGGAGAAGAAGGATCGGCAGCCTATGAGAGAAAGTATACAACAACTTTTACTATGATTATGCAAGAGGACACTGGCGCTGCAGCAAGTGGTCTTGTACAGTCAAAACTTGGTTCTGATCCAACTATAGCAGTAGGTACAGCAACAGGTGATCTTGATGGCAAAGATAAAAAAGAAAGAGATACCACATACGACGACCTACTTAAGCGTTTAAGAAATGTTAGAAATGCTGCTATCGATGCTGCTGGAGGAGTCAAAGAACTTAACAAAGCACTATTGGCATCTGGATCAAAGGCAGTACAAAATAGATTTAAAGGACTTTCTCAGCAACTAAGAGCAAAGGGAGTAAATGAAGAGTTTATTGAGTACTTAAAGGGTCTTGATACAAAAGATTTAAAGAAGTTTGCATTTACAGCAACAAAAGACGGTACACAAAAATATACAGAAAAGGTTGCAAAAAGAGATAAAGAAGGCAACATTGTTAAAGATAAAAAGGGCAAGGTTGTATATGTAAATAAGCAGCAGAAGTATAAGGCTGGAGATACTGTATTAACTGACCTTGGAAACCAGATGAAGCGTGGCTACGATAAAGCCATTATGGGTGAGTTCCAAGAAGCCCAAGAAGTTACAATAAGAAACTTTAATGACCAAGAAAAGGTACAAAGAAAACTGGTTGCTGCTGGATATGACCAAGCGACAATTCAAAGAATTCTATCTGATGAGATGGCAGTACAAATTATTGCATCAGGACAATTAACAAGCCAAGAGTTAGCAATAAATGCTGCAATAGCAAAACAAGCAGCAATAAGAGAAAAAGTAAATGGATTAATTAACGCAGGAAAGGACGCCCTTACCCAAGCAGCAAATATAAAGATGGCTCCTAAAGTTCAAGAGTTCTTTACTAAGATGAAGGGTCAAGGAATAAACCTTTCCGCAGGAGCGCTAAAAGATTTGCTTACAAATCCAGAACAGTTAGATGGAGCACTAGCAGCAATGAAGGATTACGAGTCTGGTGCAGCAGGAGCAAGAGATAGACTACAGGAAATTGTTAATGGACTAAATGCTATTAAAGAAAACTCAAATATTCAAATTGCTATAGAGTATGTTCAAAAGAATACTGCTGGAAGAGTCCAGGCGGGATACGAAGCAGCACAAAAGGTAATGGCAGCAAGAACCCTTGCTTATAGCAATATGACTCCTGGAGAGTTACGAAAGGTTCAAGTAAAAAATCAAAGAACTGGTGTAACAACTAACGCTGGAGAAATTGGATATCAAAATGCTGTAAAGGATAAGTTTGCTGGAGTAGAAGATCCAACAATTGTTGGTAAGTCTCTTGCTGGTGTTCAAAAAGAAAGAGCAGCCTTAGCACAAAGATCTGCGGTAGCCGCTGCAGCAGCAAATGTTTCACAACAGATGCTTAGTTCTGCACAAGATGCACTTTCAAAATTGCAAGAAGGTTTGTCAAAGACTCTTGACGGTATTAATAAGAAGTATGATGAAATAATTAAGGGACAGCAAAAGAGTATAGATACTCTAAACAAAAGACTTAGTGAAGAGTTTGATAAGAAGATAAAGGCAAAGCAAGAAAGAACTAGCATGCTTTCTAACGACTTAACCATAATGGATAAGCAAGCAGAGTCTATTAATGAAAAATATGATAAGCAAATAACTGCCTTACAAGAAATTCAAAGAGTTCAGGAAGCAATTACTGCCCAACAAGAGCAGCAACTAGGACTAGCAGATGCGTTGACTCAGGGAGATCTTTCTGCTGCAGCAGCAGCAGCACAACAAATAAGAGCAGGTAATGCTGCCCAGTATGGTGGGGGACAACTAGAAGCGCTTGACCTATCAAGAAATAATGAAATTGATTCTTTAAAGGGTGCAGAAAGCGGACTGACAAGAAAGCAGATTGCAGAAGAACAGTATCAGATACAGCAAGATATTTATAAACTTGAAACTGATCCAGTAAGAAAGACAATACTTGAAGACATTGAAAAACTTACAGAAGCAATTGCAAAAAATGAAGAACTACGAACAAAAGAACTTGAAGATGCTGAAAAGAGCATAAAGGCTCAAATAGATGCACAACAACTTGTGGTAGATGCAGCACAGGCTGCTTCAGACATTCACTCAAAGATAACTGCTGATCTTGCTTTGCAGGATGCAGAACTTGCAAGACAAGAAGTAAATTTGCAAGCAATTGTTGATAGCGTTACAGATGTTGATGATTTTACTGGAATGACACTTGAAGACTGGAAAACTCTTGCAGAAAAAACTCTTGATGTGGACGGACTCATGGCATCAATAGCACTTGCAATGGAAGCAAGCGCAAATGAATCAGCAGCAATGGCAAACTCATGGGCAGAAATTCTTAAGATTATTGATGCTCTTCCAGATAGCGTTACAACAAAGCAAATCATTGATACAATAAATTATGTTAGGACAATAAATGTTCCAAGTGATCAAGATCCAGATACATATTATCCACCAGAAGATACTCCAGAAGATGATGCAAACCTTGATGCACTTGTTGCAGCAGCACAAGCACAAGATGCAGCACAAGCAGAAGTAGATGCTGCACAACAAGCATATGATGACGCAGCAAATAGAGGAGAATGGTATAAGTTTAGTTCACTGTTGGCTACTTTATCTGCAGCAAAAGCAAAACTAGCAGATGCAACTGCTGCTTATAACGCAGCAGCAGCAAAGGGTGGAACAGGAACTGGATCAGGATCTGGCGGAGGCAGTGGGGGCGGATCTACGCACATGCAAATGCTTGCATCTGGTGGAATTGTTAATCCAATGAAGTTTGCTATGGGTGGTTTTGCAAGTGGTTCAGATACCGTTCCTGCGATGCTTACTCCTGGAGAATTCGTAATGAGTAAGTATGCAGTACAGTCTTACGGTCTTGATAAAATGAAAGCAATAAATAATGGAAGCCCAGTCGGGGGAGATTCAGTGTATAATTATAGTGTCAGTGTTGCTGTGCAGTCAGATGCTAATCCAGATGAAATTGCAAGAGCAGTAATGAGACAAATAAGACAAGTAGACTCACAAAGAATTACGGGGAACAGAAACTAATGCCAAATTCATACGCATACATGCGAGGTAGACAAAAATACCAAAGACCACAAGGAGTCCTATGGTCTGAGAACTCTGGCACATTAGTAGAAGATCCACTAAGCACTACAACACCAAAACAAAAGATTTATATACCAACTGGCATTGAAATAAATGCAGATTCAGGACTTGCTACTGGCGATGATGTTCTTAATCAATTTTTAATATTATCAGATGATAATAGGGGACCAATTGATTTTAACCAGAATAGAATTGAAAAGCGTGAAAGAATGATTAATGGAAGAATGAGGTCTTATCACATTGCTGATAAACTTGCTATATCTTTAAAATGGGAAAATCTTCCTTCAAGATCACATGGTCTGTACCCAGGTTTTGGTTCATCTGGAAAAACATCTTTAATAGATGAAGGTTTAAGAGAGCCAGGAGCAGATTCATCATTTGCACAGTTGCCAAATGTTACAATTCAAAACCAACAATACACAACAGATGGTGGCGCAGGAGGAGCAGAACTTTTAGACTGGTACGAGAATCACCAAGGATCATTCTGGATGTTTTTGTCATATGATAAATATACAAACTTTGGGTCAGACAACAAGGCGTATGGACACCTTCCTCAGTATAATCAACTAATAGAAGTATTCTTTTCAGAGTTTAAGTATACTGTTTCAAAGCGTGGAGCGATGATGGATTTGTGGAATATTGATGTAACCCTGGAAGAAGTATAATGTTTGAAAATGAAGAACTCAAGAATCACCTTGAAACATCATCAGTAATTAAAACACAGTCTGCAATTATTGCAGAATGGAATATGAATCTTCCAGGAAATATAGACACTATTGGTAATTACAGATATAGACCAAATAACCCAGACTCAATATACTCTTCTCTTCCAAACACATTTATTGCAGAAAGCGAAAATAGCGCTACTAGGTTTTACTATGGCGCCACAGACTCTGATGTTGTTATCGATGGCACATTTAAAGACAATGGACTTCCAACAACTCTAATGTCTAAGGGCGACAGGAATGCCCTCTTATACTCCTTAGAAGAGTGTTTTAAGCCATTTAGACCAAGATCTGGTATCAATAAGGCAAGAGTTATGGATAAGTCCTTTATACACCATACTAATCAGAATATGGCAAAAAGACCAAGGTTCTATATGTCAGATAAAAACGACGGGTTCAAGTACTGGTCATCATTTAGAAAAGAAATACAGTATAAGTATACATATTCAGACTCTACTATCAGATACGGATTTCTTCCAACATTTATAGATAACGATACAGCACAATCTGTAAGACAGGGTGTATTTTTTGATAATAAGGAATACGGGATATCTAGTCAATCGGGATCAAGATATATTATAGATGATACTGTACCATTTGTTGTTTATAAAGAAAAACTTCCAGCAAACAGAGTTGTTTTAAAAATGCAAACTGGTGTTGGAGATCTTAATCTGGGAATTACATCAGACCCATTTTATGGGTATTCAAATCAGAAAACTCCAGTTAAGTGGAAAGTTCAGTATTTAGAAAATAACAGTTGGATAGACTTGATTGCATTTAACGAAGCATCTACAAGAGCAGATGGTAGCAGAATTATAAAATCAGACGGCTATGTAGAACTTGCATACGGATTAAAAATTCCCAATGAATATAAAGAAATTTTTATTTATGCAGAAAGATATTCTTCAGAAGTTCCCTTACCTAAAAAATCAGTTAATGGTTATGCCTATTTGATAGCAAGCGATAACGAGATAGGTGAGTTTCATATATGGCTAGATAGTATAAACGATTATGCTAAATTTAAGCCTTCTTATGGATGGTATCTTCAGGAAGAAACAGTTGAAAGGTTAACAAATTTTGTTACAGACCTTACAGACCCAGACTACTATGTAAACTCAACAGACGGCAAAAATACTTACAGAGAGTTTCAGAACATACAAGGTATCAGAGTTGTTGTTGAAACTATGAATACAAACCTATCTCCTTTTGACTTAATAGAAATCTCTCCAAGGCTTTCTGTAAACTTAACAGGAAAAACAACAAGTTTTTCAGTTAAGAAATCATTGTCTGACCTTGGCCAAAGTGGACTACCAGTTGGTCAGTTGCTATCTTCAACTGGCAGCCTTGAACTATTTGATTATGATGAAGCATTCAATGAAAATAATAAAAGCAGTATGATATCTAACTATATTTCTAGACATACACAGATTAAGTTTTATGATGTAGTTTCAGATGTTGGTGGGTATGATTACTTTATTCCCATTAAAACAATGTACGCATCGGGATTCCCAAAGTCAAATAATAAAGACAAAAAGGTTACTCTAGACCTAAATGACCTATTCTTCTACTTTGATTCAGTAGATGCGCCACAGACAGTTATGACAAGCGTATCTCTTAGTTCTGCGGTATCGATGCTTTTAGATTCTGTTGGATTTGCCAACTACACATTTAAAAGATTGCCATCAGAAAAAGAACTCATAATACCATATTTCTTTATTCAGCCCAATGTCTCCGTTGCAGAAGTTTTACAGAGTTTGGCAATATCAACACAGAGTGCAATGTTTTTTGATGAGTACAATAACTTTGTTGTTATGAGCAAAGATTACATGCTTCCATCAAATAAGGAAAGACCATCGACCTTTACATTTTATGGATCCTCTGATCAGGAGCATGTTGGTGCAATAGAAAATAAAACCACAAAGCCAAAACTTGCAAACATTATTGATCTTGTTTCTAAAGACAATATTGTTTATAATGGCGGAAAAATTATATATAGTCCAAAATATATTCAGAGGACATTTGGATCTATTAAGCAAGCGAGCATGATTGATAATCAAAAAACTTGGAGATATAAGCCAGTCCTTCTTTGGGAAATTGCTGGTACACAAAACTTAAAGTCAATTAACAATGAAGTTGGAAACATGTCTTCATATATGCTCAGCGCAATACCTTTAAACTCGGACTTGTCAGATCAGGTTCCAACTGTATCTAACAGGGCAGTAATAAACAATATTATTGATTTTGGTGAGGGAGTATATTGGATATCTAGATATAATGGATACTTTTATAGTGGCGGAGAAGTAATTAAATATGACGCTGTAGAATATAATGTTGGAGGAGTTGGAAATGTTTGGATAACAAATTCTGACGAATACAACGACTACTTCGGCTCCGTTCCGTTTAATGGAAAAATATATCCTACAGGTCGTGTCAGAATTTATTCCGAGCCAGAGTACGAAACTGTTTCTGGAGTTCTAAAATTAAAAAATGGAAAAGTTGCAAAGCATGGAAGAGGTCAGTTTGGAACTCCTGTTGTCTTGCATTCTGCTGGTATTAATGCTAGATGGTACGACAATGCCAATGTGCGTGGATGTGTTATGGATTCTGATAAGTACTTATTTACAGATACCGCACTTACAGTACCTGGATCACTCACAAAGGACTTATCTTTAGAAGTGGGGGATGCTGGTATATCAAATACACGAGCCGAAGGAACTGTAAGAAACGGTATTATTAAAAACTTTATGTCAACTTATCTTGGTACAGAGTCAGACCTAAACACAAGAAGAGTAACTCAGGCAGGTAGTATTCAGTCATCTGCACTAGTAATGAACGGTCCATCATTTACAACTTCAGAAAAGCCAAAGGACTTTATTTCTTATGTCTATAAGCCACTTGACAACAAGTTTAAGCATTTTGGAACAAGAATGAGAATTATAGGAAAACTAACTACTGGAAATGACGGACAGTCTGCAGTCGGAGCATCAACATACTATGTTGTTCCAGGAACCACACCAGACAAAAACATAACTGTTTCAGGTGGTTCAGGTGGATTAGGTGTAATGCTTAATCCAAATAATAATAATGGATACTACTTTGAAATTTCTGCACTTGGATCAAAGAAGATAGATAATAAATCAAATAAGTCTAATGTAAACAATGTTATGTTTTACAAGATAATGAAAAAATCAGGAACCTCTGAAGCAGTTCCAGTAAAACTTTGGGAAGGTCTTGCTAATATAATTGTCGATGATGGAAACTTCACTGGACAATATAGAATGGCAAATGAAAAAAATCCAACAGTTTACGACCTTTCGGTTGAATACTTAAATATTGGAAAAATACGAAGATTCTTTTTGTATATTAATGGAGTCTTAATTAGGACTGTGGATGACGAGTCACCCCTTCCAATTTATAATAATATGGCCCTATTTGTAAGAGGATCTTCAAGAGTTATGTTTGAAAATATGTATGCTTTGTCAGAAAACTATTCACAGATACAGGGAACCAAAATAGATACACCCGTCCAATCTATATTTGATGCAGACGGAATCGATACAAACGAATCATTTAGAAAGCATGCAATGAGCGGTGTAATACAAGGAACATACCTAAGTGGAATAGGCTCTTCTGAAAATCCAAGTCATAACATATACTTTGAAGAATTTGGATCTATAATGAGAGAAGCAGCAACATTTAATGTTAAATATGATAAAGCATACCCAGCCTTATACGCAAAAATGTCTCCAACATTTAATAGAATAAAAGGCTATACCGTGTCTGGATTTAGAGCAGGATCTTACGGCGCAGAGTTTATGGTTTTTAACGCAACAGATACAGCACTCAGTTTAGACTCAGGATCTGGGAATTACCTTAGAATTCAGGGAGTAACTTTTACACAAGAAAATAAAAACGAGTTAACAGTAGACAAGTTCTTTACAAAGAATAGCGATTTTTCAAATCCATCATTTAATGGTCAAGACATAGTAACATCTCCAATAAAGGCATCTCAAGATTACCAGGATATAAAAGTCAGCAGAATGACTTATGGAGTTAAAGAATTTTCTTTAGAAACTCAACACATTCAAACAGAGGACGCTGCCACAGAATTAATGTCATGGCTAGTAAATAAAATAAGCAAGCCAAGAAAGTCAGTAGGCTTAAAAATATTTTCTATGCCAATCGTACAACTTGGAGATATTGTTAGTATTGATTATTTTGAAAATGGAATTGATAAAACTGGAGACCCTAATACACAATATGTAGTTTACTCTATAGACTACTCTAAAAATTCTACTGGACCAGATATGACGGTTTACTTAAGCGAGGTATCATAATGACTGAGGCAACACCAAATACACCAGCAACAGGCACAGCATCAGCACAGCCATCGGCAACAAAGATTGCAAGTCCAGACCTAATAATAATAAAAGATGACTTTCTTTCTGTTGACACCATGACAGACTTAGTGTTTGAAAACATTGGAGGTCACGAACTAATCAATGTTTCCAGACATGACCTGGTTAATGGAATAGATGTTCTTTATCAGCCAATCAAAAATCTAAGCACTTTGTATCTTCAGTATAATCCAGAGAACATTTTAAGACTTCAGGATACAACGCAGTCATATTTTAAAAACTTTCCAATCCAATATTCAAATAAAATTCCAAATGTGGGCACTGGAGAAAATGGAGAAATTATATATATAGAGTCTGGGACTGGAGATCTAATTATAAATGTCATAAACCTTGCAAAAGGCGAGCAAGTTGAGGTTCAGATTTTGGCACAGGGAAGTGTTTTTGATGATACAATATATGGTGGAGTGTAAAAATGATAACTGAATTTGGCAAAGGCATAATCGGAAAGTACTTAATTGGTCAAGCACCAGCATATGCTTCTTATATCGCTATTGGCTGCGGTCCAACCCCTGCAGAGGCTAACTCACCAGATGTAGACTATTCATCAAAGAAGACGCTAGATATGGAAATGTTTAGAGTTCCTGTAATATCAAGAGGGTATGTAAATGATAATGGTGTCAACAAGGTAGTACTAACAGCAGAACTACCAACAGAAGACAGATACGAAATATCAGAAATCGGCCTGTATTCTGCAGGATCAAACCCTTCAGCATCTGTAAATGACAGTAGGACAATATTTGCTTTTGATGATTCAAAAGAGTGGGTCATAGGTTCTGGAACAGCAATTCCAACAGTGTCAACCCCACTAGATGCTGGAGATAATGGCGTTGATGATTTAGGAACTGATGAGATTTCTTTAACCTATCCAGTATTTAAAACAAACGCAGACAACAGAGCATTTGCAAATATAAGCAGAGTCGCAAGATATGAGAGATGTAGATTTTTAAATAGAGTCCTTGTTGTTCGTGGGAATCATTCAACACTAGGAGTTGTCACGACCAACTCTGTAAATCATTTAAACCCAACAAGCGGATCATACATTTCTTTAAGTGGAGAATCCTTTAACTTTACTCAAAACGCTCCAACCGATGAACTCAAACTTGCATTTTCTGTTATAAGCAGAGTTGCTGGAACAACTCAGGTACCTGCACCATTCCCAGATAAAGTAAGAATCTTAATAGATTTTTCATCATCTGCAACCTTTGGATCTGAAGAGTGGGCAAGGTTTGAGATTATTCTAGATGACTATGATTTTGAAAATAATAGATATATAGTAATAACAAAACAACTACAAGAACTTTATAAGAGCGCACCTGGATTTTCTTGGAACTCTGTAGACAATGTAAGAATATACACATCAGTATTAAAAGATGATGCTGTATCCCCTGACTTTTATGTAGCATATGATGCACTAAGATTAGAAAATAAAAATGAGTCAAATCCACTTTACGGAATGACTGGATACACTGTAATAAAAAATACCAATGCTAATACAATTGTAAAGCAAGCAAACAAAACAAGTTATGTAGAGTTTAGATTTTCTATGGATGTCGGATAATGGCAACCCCAGATTCAGGAATAAAAAAGATAACAATTCCAGCAGCAGATCTTCCAGATCTCCTACCTGGGTCAACAAAGTATGTTGTTAGATTTAGATTTGTTTCTGACGATAAAAACAGAACATCACATTGGTCCCCATCACAGGAAGTAGATCCCAATAATCCAGCCTAAATGGGCTGTCTTAATGGTATAATAGAATAACTATGCCAAATATTCCACCATTGCCTGAGCGTGGCCAGCCACTAGATGTATCATATATATATAAAATTGTCGAAGCATTGACAGACATTAATAATGCTATTACTGTTTCAACTGGAAAAACAATAACAATTGACACAGTAGCAACAGGACCGCAAAGCGGAAAAACATCAGATGCCAAAATTATTGGTGGATACAAAGAAATTGTTAGCGGTACAAGCGTAACGGCTGGAGAAGAAAAATCTTTTGATTATTCATTTTCTGATTATAAATATCCACCAGTTGTTACTGCCACAGCAGTAAACATAAGCGGATCAGATGCAGGTAAAAATGTGTCTATTGTTTTAAAGCCAGTATCAACCAATAAAGTTGAAGGTGTTGTTAGATTTAATTCAGCAGGTAATGCTACCTTGGGAATTAACCTTGTGATAATTGGTATACCTAATTAATGCTAAAGTGTAATAAATGTAATGGAAGAATGTTTATTGATAGAATTTACAGTTCTCCAATGCACCTTGAAACATACTGCGTACTATGCGGTAATAGAAAATTTTTTAATCCACCAGAAAGTTCTGAAGAGGGAAAATGGCTACTAAAAAAGGAACAACTGAAAGCGAAGGCTACAATCTCGCCTCTATAATACCTGGAAACAAGAAGGTCTGGTTTCTTAATGGCGATCTAGTCAGGATACATCATTTTAATAAGTCTAACGGAATAATGTCTGTTTATAATATTACAAAAGATCAGATTGAAAGTTGTTTAGTTAGTGATTTTAAAAATAAAAGAGAAAGAGCATATACCGTAGGTCAGACTGCTGATTTAGTTAATCGTCATAAAAAGTATATGCCATCATTAATGAAACGAGGAGTCATTCCGTTTCCAACAGGATCACAAAAAGGCGGGGACAGAGGTTGGCAAGTAAGGTCATATTACTCAGAATCACAAGTAAGAGAGATACGTGATATACTTGCTACACACCATATTGGAAGACCAAGAAAAGATAATTTAATAACAAATGATATTACCCCAACTAAGCAAGAGTTGACACGCAGAATGGGGGATGGTATACTTACATATACGAAGACAGAAGATGGACGGTTTGTTCCAATTTGGAATGAATCTATTTAACGAAGGGTATGAAATGGAAAACGATTCAACTAAGGTATCCGTAACACTAGGATACACATTAAACCTTGGAAACTTTCAATCACTAAGACTTGATCTTGGCGTTGTTGATTCTAAGCGTGATGGAGAAAATACTGATCAGGCTTTTGAACGAGTCTATAAGTTTGTAGAAGAAAAACTTACAGATAAGATTAGAGAAGCACAGTCTGAGGCAGACCAAGCATAATGGCAGAACGCAAAGACCGAATGGCTTTGCTTTCAAGATACAGCAAGTATCACACTGCAAGGTATGAGTCAAAGCCATCACTTAATTTAAATGTAGAACAATGGGCTGCAGATGGACTTATAGAGTCTTATGGGATTTCTGGTTGCTACGATCTGCTAGAATATTACTTTAAGGTAGCAGAGACACCATCATGGAATTATTTTTCTTATAATGCTGAAAAAATATTGCAGGCACAAAAAGATAGAATTAGAGACGATCAAGAAAGAATAGAGCGCAGACGAATGGCAAAGGAGTGGTTGAGTGAATAACACAGAGGGAAAACTATTATCAGCAGTCCTTCAAGATAAGCAAATCCACGTTCTTTTACAAAACAACATAGACTCACTTCTAAGAACACACACAGATATCTGGAACTTTATTAGGCTGTACTCAGAACAAAATGCAGCGCTTCCACCAGCATCTTTAGTTGTGGAAAAGTTTAGAGACTTTGAGCCAGTCAAAGATGTTGGATCAACTAAGCATCATCTTGCTGAGTTGCAAACCGAATATCTAAACGACAGCCTAAAGGATATTCTTAGATCCGCTGCAGCAGATGTGCAATGTGGTAATGGCAATGTTGCACTAGAAACTCTTATAACCAAGACATCCGAACTAAAGAAGAACACATCAACAATTCGTGATATCGATGTTACAGATTTAGAATCTGCACTTGCATACTTTGAAAATGTTAAAGAGCAACAGGCATTAGGTCATGTTGGAATTAAGACTGGTCTTCCAGGATTTGACAATTATCTTCCTTCTGGAATCATGCCAGGACAACTTGGAGTTTTCCTTGCATATCCAGGAATCGGAAAGTCTTGGCTTGCTTTGTACTTTGCAGTGCAAGCCTGGAAGCAAGGCAAATCTCCTCTTGTAATTTCTCTTGAAATGTCTGAGACAGAAGTTCGTAATCGTGTATTTACAATTATGGGAGAAGGTCTTTGGTCCCACAGAAAGATCTCTAACGGAGAAATTGAGTTGGATATGCTAAAGTCATGGCATGCAAAAAATCTTCAAGGTAGGCCAGAGTTTCACATTATTTCAAATGATCAAGGTGGAGAGATTAATCCTTCAGTACTTCGTGGAAAGATTGATCAGTACAAGCCAGACTTTGTAATCGTTGACTACCTTCAGTTGATGGCTCCTAACCAGAAGTCAGATAACGAAACGGTACGAATGAAGAACCTTTCACGAGAACTTAAACTTATGGCAATTGGTGAAGAAGTTCCTATTATTGCTATCTCATCTGCTACACCTGACGATGTAAAAGACCTAAGTACACCTCCGACACTTGGACAAACCGCTTGGTCTAGACAGATCTCATACGATGCAGATTGGCTATTAGCGCTGGGTCGTGGAACTAACAGTGACATTATTGAATGTGTATTTA